ATGGAAAGTTATATTATTTTCATCCCGGCGGATGGGCCGTGCAGACTGGTGCCTTGTGACGATGGCGACACCTGCGAATTAAGCACCCTGCAGCAGCTGGTGGGCGGCCCCGCTGAGGAGACTGAAAGCTTTTTGGAACCAACCTGGGCACGGGAGCCGGTAGAATGCATCTGCCTGATCGTCAACGAGGAAGGGCTACTGCGTCAGCTGCCGGAGAACATGAGCGCAACAAACCTGTACGCTTATAGCGGCCCTATTGTTGGTGATGCCGTTTTGGTGGCTGCTCGCGGTGAGAATCTGATCGGCTTCACTAAGCCGGTGTGCAAGACCATCTGTGACGAATGGGAGCTTGAAATGGAGGACGGCACATGGAAAGACTGACAGCCCCGCGGTGCAGCGGCATCAAGAGCGGCTATTGGAGCACCGCCAAGAAGGAAGAACTGGTGCAGCGCCTCGGTCAGTACGAGGACACCGGCCTCACCCCGGAGGAGATCAAAGCGCTGCAAGATTTCAAAAACGGCAAGGATGGCCGGTTCCAGACCTTCAATCCGGATTAAACGAAAGGGGAGAGCACGATGCTGATTAAACCTTACATTGAGCTGCAGCAGCTGATGGAGCGCAAAGGATACAACCAGAAAGAGCTTGCGGCAGCAATATCCCGTAGGCTGAATGGGTATAGCCCGGCAACGTTAAGTAACCGGCTGAACGGGAAAGCGCCCTTTCCAGTGGATGAAATTGTTGTGATCGGCGAACTTTTGAGTATTTCGCCAGATGAAATGTATGGCTATTTTATCAAACCATGGGCCATTCGAGCCAAGAAAGCCAAAAAGAATCCGGCCAAGTCGAACAGGCTGGTAAGCTTTGGAGCATGAAAGGATGGTGCAGCATGAGCGAACCGAACAAGAGCTATATTCGCGTATCGTATGGTGAGGATGGAAACCCGCAGATTGAAACCAACTGTGTGGGACTTGAGGCATCGAAACTGTGCGTTGCCCTGCTGGCCGCACTGGCTGCCGGATCGGATGACCCGGCGGGCGCTCTCATTTCGATCGTAACCAATGCCGCCGATCTGCTGGATCGCGCGGAACCTGAGGAGGACAAGGACAATGAAACGATATCTTAAAACTTTCGGCGTGGCATTTCTGGCTGGCGTGGGTGCAGCCCGGGTGCTGATCTGGCTGAACATGGGCATTGCTCACCTGCTTATCATGAGGGGCGGCTGGGAAGCAGCTGCGGCGGTCAAGGCTGCACCGTGGGTGCTCGCTGCACTGGGCGGTGGCCTGATCCTGAGCGTGAGCGGAATGCTTGCCACCGGCGAGGACTACAAGCAAAGCGCCCTGAAGCAGCACAGCAGTCTGACCACGCCCGAGAGCCGGGACGATGCCCGGCGGGGAGCATGATATGGGCATGACGGCGATTGAATACGCGGAGAGCCTGAACCGGCAGTATAGGCAGCTCGCCCAGCGCAACACGAACAGCGCAAACCTGCTGGACGCATCCGCTGCCCCGGTGAAAACCAGCTGCAAGGCACGGGCCGAAACTTATGACCTTGTTGCCGAGGAACTTGACGGCCTCATAGCACTGATGAAGGAAGAGCGCGGCAATGGCTGATTTTTACAACTATTGCTATTGGTATACCGTTTGGGATGCTAAGACCGGCAACTTGATCGCATCCGGCACGTCTGCCATGGTGGCCCGGCGGCTGGGCTATAAGAGTGCCGCCGCATTTACCGCGCATTATTCCCACACTCAGACCCGGAAACCCAAGAAACCGCATAAATACATCATGCAGCGGGAGTATATACAGCGCCGTGAGGCCGAACTGCCCCCGCCGCGCACCAGAGGAAAAGGAAGGAAACGCCATGAAGATTGTCATTGAAAAAATTGGAGATAACGTTGGAGTTAGCTTTATCGGGAAGGGCCCGCGGATTGACCGGCTTATGTTCCTCACGGTGGCCCTGATCGAAACGTTTGTTGACAGCCTTATCCCCGATCTGACGGACGAACAGCTGCAGCAGGCAGCTGATGGGTTTGCAAACAGCGTAAAATCTGCCGTCATTGCCCGCTATAAAACGAAACCCTCTGAACGCAAAGAAGAATTTACCGGCAAGGAGGCAGCTTTCCTCTCTAAGCTGTTCAATTTATGATTGGGCAAAAAGAAAGGGCCTGCCCGTGCGCCAACACGGACAAGCTCAACACAAAAGAATTGCACCCTCAGTATACCACGAACTCCAGTTCTCTGCAATACGTTGGCGTGAGTTACTATGCCGCAGATGATTATGGGCACACCTTTCCGGCCTCTGTTGCCCTGCGCATCGACAGGAGCCAGTACGGCGATCTGATCCACTGGCTGGATTTCCATCGGAAGGGCAAAAATCCGCCGCCTGCCCTGTATGCGCTGGAAATGCTGCTGCAGCATCTGGAATACCTGCGGGGTGGGCGGCACTACCTGTATAACTCCATCTACGAAATCACATGTTTGGAGGATGCTCTATGAAAACGCTTGCTGTTACTTATACCTATCATGAACACTTGTCGTCTTCGGATGCTTTGGAGGGCGTGGCGTGTTTTGAGGTCGAGGATGATGTGGCCGCCGATATGCTGGAGGTCGAAAAGCCGTTTGGATTCATTGCCGTTAAAAGCAGCCACCAGAGCCACATTGCGATGATCGTGTATTGGATCGCAGCGGCGCACAACCGCTATATCCTTCAGAGTGATCGGATCCTTGATGTCGCATTAGACTGACACCTCTATCCCTCCAATGGTGGCAGGAGGTAAAACAAAAGCCACTGCCACCCCCTTTGAGATGCAAAAACCGACCGAATCAGCCGTATCTGATTAGGCCGCATGTCGAGCCTCTCTCATTGTGACAAGATGTGTGGTATTGGGGCCACACGGGACTCCGGTGGGCCTTGATAGACCGGTAATGTGCAGAGAGCAGCACTAGCAACAAAAATCCGCAACAACCTAGCGCGTCAGAAGGTGGGTGCCTTTGTAACCGTAAGATTCGCACCCGGTAATAAATAGTTAAAAAATCGTGTCGGTGACTGCTGGAACCAGACAGCCCTCCAATGGCGGCAGGAGGTAAAACAAAAGCCGCTGCCAGTGTACAAAACACAGAAAGAAGTGATATCGAATGGCAACGACCAAATCAACAACACCCCGCCGCAAGGCCCCGCAGAGCGCGCAGGAGCGCCCGGCGGCGCAGATGGTACAGTTTCCCCTGGAATGCCCGAAGCCGCGCCAGATGCACCCTTCCGAAGCCGTGGTGATCGTGAGGGAAATCTCAAAAGATGCCGTGAAGCTTTTTGTGATGCCGAAGCCGTCCGCAGTACGCGGCATCCTGAATGAGACCTTTGGTTCGCTGGGCTGGGCAGAACGCCGCTATTTTGCGGATGGGCGTCTCTGGTGCGCTGTGGGTGTGTTCAACCCGTACATGAAGGATTATTGCTTCAAGGACGCCGCCGCACTGGAAGGCAAGCACCCGGGCAGCCCGGAACGCTGGAAAGAAGAAACCAGCTTTGTGGCTGCGGCAGAACTGTGGGGTGCGGGCAGCGATGTGATGGCGCTGCCCGCCATTGTGCTGCGTGCAGATCAGGTGCCCATTGTCGGAATCCAGAAGTCGGGACGCAACCCCAACGACCCGCCGCAGATAGTAGGCTATAAACTGGCATCCCCGCTCACCGTGGACAAGTTCCTGCGGAACCCGGACACAGGCGAGATCATCAGCGTGCAGTTTGTCGATAAGGACGGCCGGAAAGTCACATGGGAAAAGTGATCGGCCGGCTGCCGGTGGTGTATGACCCGGCCACCCAGCGGGTGCAGGTGGAAAGCTCTGCGGAATTTGTGGAAACGCAGCTCCTGCAGCGTCTGGACGATCTGGCCCACGGGCAGCCGCTGCGCCTGACCCTGACGGTGGAGCCGGAACGCAAGGACCGCAGCACGGCCCAGAACCGGCTCATGTGGGCGCTGCTCACCATCATGGCCGACGCCTACAACGCCGGACGCACAGGCGGCGTGACCCCGGAAGATTGTTATCTGGACATGCTGGAGAAGTACGGCGCAAAGGTGGATTTTCTGGAAGTCCCGGCGGGTGCGCTGAGCATCCTGCGCGGCTGCTACCGTCTTGTGCACGTCGTGGAGGTCCTCGACAACAACCGCTGCACAGTCAAATGCACGCAGGGCAGCTCCACCTTCACTACCGGCGAAATGAAAAATCTGATTGACGGGATCTTTGACCGCCTTGCTGAGATGGGCGTGAATGATCCCATCGTGACTGCCTACTGGCAGGAATGGAAGGAGCCATAATGGCCAAGAGCATCATGCAGGCAGAGAAGGAGTGTTACATCTGCCGCCGCTGGTACAATGTCCGCACCGCCAGCGGACTGGAAGAACACCACGTTATTACCGGCCCGCTGCGGCCCTTTGCTGAACGCAACGGCCTGAAGGTCTGGCTCTGCCATCGGCACCATAATGAGCCGGGCTACTCGGCCCACTTTGATGCCGGGCTTGCATGGGCGCTGAAAGCGGCGGCTCAGAAAAAATATGAAGAAAAGAACGGCCCCGGCGCACACGCTGCGTGGATGGCCGCTGTTGGAAAGGACTATCTCAATGCTTAACGTTGTAGCTATCATGGGCCGCCTTGTGGCTGACCCTGAACTCCGCACCACCCCGGCGGGCGTGAATGTCTGCCAATTCCGCATTGCCTGTGATCGCAACTTTGCCCGGCAGGGTGAACAGCGGCAGGCTGATTTTGTGGATATCGTGGCATGGCGTGCGCAGGCTGACTTTGTTTGCAAGTATTTTTCCAAGGGCAGTCTGATTGCCATCAATGGCCGCATCCAGACCCGCAACTATCAGGACAAGAACGGCAACAACCGCACCGCCTTTGCCGTGGTGGCCGAAAACATCAACTTTGGCGGCTCCAAGGGCACCGGCAGCGCAAAAGTAGCTGACGGCGGCGAGGCCGCACCGCGCTCTGACGCATGGTCCAAGGCTGACCCGCCCGCCAACTATGGTGGCGTGGATGATTTTGCCGTGATCGACGACAGTGATGACCTGCCGTTTTGACAGAAAGGGATAACCCATGAACGTGAAACAGGAAAGCTATACCGTGCAGCCGCACTGGATGATCTCTGACTACCACCTGAAAGGCACCGAGCTGGATGTTTACTGCCTGATCTGGGGTTTTACGCAGGACGAGCAGGGATGTTATTACGGCTCCATCCGTTATATTGCGGATTACTATGAGATCAGCACCCGCACGGTTGAGCGGACTTTGGCCGCGCTGGAAGAAAAGGGGCTGCTGCGCAAGTGGCAGGAAGTTGTGAACGGTGTATCGGTAAACCGGTATACAGCGCTTCGCCCCGAAGTGGAAACTGCCGACAAAGACCCCCGTCATTCTGTCACCCCCGACAAAATGTCACCGGTGACAACTTGTCGTGAAGACCCCCGTCAAGTTGTCGGTCAGACCCCCGACAATTTGTCGCCCAAGAAAGAAAAAGAGAAAGCTAATAATAATACACCCCGCGCAGGGGCGCGAGAGGAGCCGGACGGTCTGACCGTGGCCGAAGTCTTTGACGAGTTTTCCCGCGGCGGCCCCGGCGGGCTGTATGACGCTCTGATGGATTTTGACCAGCACCGGCGCGAGCTGGCCAAGAAGGACAAGAAAAAGCTGTGGACGCCTCTGGTGGCGAAGAAGATCTGCACGTCCATCAAACGGCTGGTTGACGAGGCGGGCGTTCAGGATCGCACTGGGTACGCCATTGCAATGCTGAACCAGAGCATCGAAAACGGCTGGACGGGTGTGTTTGCTGTCAAGGATTTTGTGGACAAGGCCCCGGCGATACATACTGCGCAGCCCGCGCCGGATAAGCCCCGCAAAATCACCAAAGATATGACCCTTGCGGATCTGCTGGGGGGTGTGAGTGCATGAGTGCCAGCAAGATCACCACAGCGCAGCAGCATCAGCTGGCTGTGATCGGCGCTGCGATCCTTGACCCGGCGGCTTGCAAGGCCACCGTGGAACGTCTGACACCGGCCATGTTTGAGGACGGCCCATACAGGCAGTTGTTTGGAGCCATCAAGTTACGGCTGGACAGCGGTTACAACGTGGATGCCGTGATACTGGAAAAAATGCTGGGTGCTGGGTTCCGGCCGCTGATCTTAATGGCTGTGGAAACTGTGCCCACCGTCAGCCATGTGCAGGACTATGAGGCCCTTGTGCTGGAGGACTACCGCAAGCGCCTGCTGGTGGAGCTGGCCAATAGCGTGACCATGAGTGCAGCGGACGCGGACAGCATTTGCAGGGATATGGGCGAGGCCCTGAAAGTACAGGATCACCTGCGCCGGGAGAGCGTGGACGCAAACGTCAAGGATTTTTCCGAGGTCTGGGACGAAACCATGCAATGGCTGCAAAAGCCGGACACCAGCGTCAAAATGGCATGGCGCGAGTTGGACGAGTTGGGCCTGTTCGGGGAAAAGATGGTCACTGTGCTGGCAGGCCGCCCTGGCCATGGTAAAACCGACCTTGCTTTAGCTCTGGCCCTGCGCCTGAGCAACAGCGTGCAGACCTACTACCTGACCATGGAAGAAGATCGGCGCAAGCTGATGATGCGGACCATGTCCAAGCTGACCCGGATCAACAGCACCCGCTTGAGGGATCGCAGGATCACCGCGGATGAGCGGGAGAGCCTGAACAACGCTTTTGCCCTGATCAAGGGCCACACCGGCATGATCTACGATGACGGCACCCGCATAACCGTGGACGATATCCGTGCCCGCGTCATGAAGTACCGGCCCCGGATCGTCTTTATTGACCATATCGGCCTGATTGCGGACACGCAGCCGGGCCGCAAGGAGTATGAGCGGCTGGCAGACGTGACCCGTCAGCTGAAAGAACTGGCCATGGAAACTGGCATCACCATCGTGGAACTGGTGCAGCTGAACCGCAGCACCGACCGGAACGGTGGAGCCAAAAAGGCAGCGCTGGGAGATCTGCGCGGCTCTGGCACCATTGAGCAGGACGCGGATGCCGTTGTGTTCATCGAGAGCGAGGTCACAGGAGAGCGCCGCCTGCAGGGGCCGAATGATTATTTTGAGGTCAGCCTGCGAGTGAGCAAAAACCGAGAGGGCGAAACAGGCCGGGTGCCCATGTGGTGGCAGCCGCAGTATCATGAGTGGCAGCCTGCACCTGATCCGTCCGAAAATTACAATGAGGATGATTTTACACCCGCAGACCATGAGGACGGCCCGGCGGGGTGGTAACGGAAGGGGAAACAAAAATGGATGAGAAAGAACGTCAGAGCACGGCTGACATGAAAGAAGCCCGCACAAAACTCCTTGAATGCTTTCCCGGCAGCTTTATCAATGCCCGAGACGAGTTTATTGCCCATCCGCGCACAAACCAGTATTTTCTGCTCAACAACTGCCAGACGGTTGAGGACGTTGAGGCGAAAGTCCTTGAATGGCTTTCGCGTCCTGCGTTCAAAACGCAACCGTACTCTCAGGAGTGGAGAAACCGGCGATTCCATGAGTTTATGCTGGCTGGTGTTAACGCGTTTCTGGATACCGATTTTTCAGAGGATGACATGGAACTGATCTACACCTATATGGGCGGCGGCATCAAGCACGGCCTGATGATGGAATTTATCGACCACGACATGAGCATGATGTGGCTGAGAAACCACATTCCAGAGAACTGAAAGAGGAGGATGCAGTCCAATGACCTACGAAGAAAAAAGACGCTGGCTCAGTCGGTACGGGGATGCTATGGTAAAGGCCAAGCACCTGCGAGATGATTTAGATGAAGCAGAACATGATACCGGCTGTACCACGCAGCAGTTAACCGAAATGCCAGGCGGTAACAGCGATGGACAAAGCCTGGCACGAACCGTAGAACGTATTGAGCGTGCTCAGAAGGCTTTGAATGCACAGATCATGCTGTGTGATGACCTCCACGCCGAACTTATGGCCCGGCTGGAAGATATAGACGACCCAAAGGATTACGAGGTGCTGCGGCTAAAGTATCTCCGTTTCCTAGACTGGGAGCAGATTGCACAGAAAATGAGCATCTGCGTGCGGCAGGTCTACCGCCACCACCGCAAAGGTGTGGACACTCTGGAACTGTAACAGATGTCAGTAAAACGTCAGTACGACGTCAGTGACATGTCTCTGATTTCATGGTAAAATAGTATCATCGCAAGAGCCCGCAGGAAAGGTTTACTCCCTTCAGTCCTGCGGGCTTTGTGCTGCCCGGCTGACACAGAGGATCACCTACCGACCAACAGCCTGAATGTACCAGCCGGGTTTCTTGAACATTTCCGAGCCGTCCATCCGGGCGGCTTTTTTCATACCCCGGGCCTGCAAAGCACCTCGGGGGCGTTTTATCCCTCTCCCTTTGAAACACCCCCACCTGCAAAAGTCCCTCTCCCCATGAGAGACGGCAGGCCATCCGACCACAAGGAGCTGCACATGCCAAAGACTGTTACGCGCCCAGACCGGGACGGCACACACCGTCTGGCCTTTGAGCGCAACAAAAAGAAAATTTATGCCACACAAACCGTGTGCGGCATCTGCGGCAAGCCTGTGGATTTCAGTTATAAGTTTCCGCATCCGCTTTCGCCGTGCATCGACCACATCATCCCAGTCGCCAAAGGCGGCCACCCCAGCGACCTTGCAAATCTGCAGCTGGCGCATTTCTGGTGCAACCGACAGAAAAGCGACAAGCTGTTTACACCTGTGGAAAAACAGACCGAGCCGGACACAGACGCCGCCCTGACCCTGCCGCTGAGTACTGACTGGGCGGCTTACCGTAGCCGCTGAGACAGCCTGCAGAACCACGGACACGCAAACCATGGATAGGGGGGGATGCCCCCCTCCCCGGGTGCCCTCTGACCTTCCCGTACCGTACTGTGAATATTTTCTCGCGAAAGGAGAAAGCACCGCCCTATGAGCGATCTGAAAGGCATGGCGTACCTGCGCCGCCGCCTGCTGCAAAAGCGGGTGCGGGTGCAGACCCGCTACAAATACTATGAGATGAAAAACGCTGTCAAAGACTTCGGTATGGTCACGCCGCCGGAGTTCCGCTCCTTCACGGAAGTGCTGGGCTGGTGCGGCAAGGCTGTGGACACGCTGGCCGACCGTCTGGTCTGGCGGGAATTCCGGGAGGATAACTTCGACCTGAACACCATCTATCGCATGAACAACGCGGATGTGCTGTTTGACAGTGCCGTGCTGTCCGCGCTCATTTCCAGCTGCTGCTTTGTGTACATCCACAAGGATGAGGACAGCGGTTTCCCGCAGATGCAGGTCATCGACGGCGCAAATGCCACCGGTGTGATGGACGATGTGACCGGCTTGCTGAAGGAAGGCTATGCCGTGCTGGAAAGCGCTCCCGACACCGGCACGCCCACGCTGGAAGCCTACTTCACCGCGGGCAGTACATGGTACTACCCCAAAGGCGAGAAACCGTATCAGGTGACGAACCCTGCACCGGCCCCGCTGCTGGTGCCCATCGTATACCGCCCGGACGCAAAACGTCCCTTCGGGCACAGCCGCATTTCCCGCGCCTGCATGGGATTGCAGCAGGGTGCCCTGCGCACCCTCAAGCGCAGCGAGATCAGCGCCGAGTTCTATTCCTTCCCGCAGAAATATGTGCTGGGCACCTCCAACGAAGCCGACCAGCTGGACAAATGGAAAGCCACCATTTCCAGCCTGTTGGAGATCACAAAGGACGAAGACGGCGACCACCCGGTGGTGGGCCAGTTCACCCAGCAGAGCATGAGTCCTTACACCGAACAGCTGCGCACCTTTGCTGCACTATTCGCAGGTGAGACCGGCCTGACGCTGGATGACCTGGGTTTTGTCACCGACAATCCAAGCAGCGCCGAAGCCATCAAATCCAGCCACGAGAGCCTGCGCCTGGCCGCCCGCAAGGCGCAGCGCACCTTCGGCAGCGGCTTTTTGAATGCCGGATACCTTGCTGCCTGCGTGCGGGATGATTTTGCCTACCAGCGCCAGCAGCTTTACCTGACCCGCCCCGTGTGGGAACCGGTGTTCGAGCCGGACGCCGCCACGCTGTCCGGCATCGGTGACGCCGTGGGCAAGATCAACACCGCCATCCCGGGCTACTTCGGCAAGGAGAATCTGCGCGACCTGACCGGCATCCGCACCGAGAACTGAGGTGCCTATGGACGAAAAAGACATCGCCCCGGCGCTGCTGGAACGTATCCGGGCTGACTTTCTCTCCCTGCTGGGCGACGAAGCGCCTGCTGCCGATACCTATGCTGCCGCTGCTGACTATGCCGAGCGTGTGGGTGCGGCGCTGGCCGAAGCCTTCCGCCGCAATCTGACCGCCGACATTCTGCCGGACGGAAAGCTCTACTGGAACATTGCTGACCGGGTCGTGCGCCCGCTGCTGGAAGAAGACCACGCCCTGATCGCGGACGCTTCCGCTGCCGTGCAGCTGGCTTTGAACCAGCAGGCGGGCATCGGCATCGCCCCGCAGCATGCCGCGCTCAACACCGACGCTGTGAATGGCCTGCTGAATAAGCTGTCCGAAGCAGAACGCTTCAAGGATGCGGCGTGGGTACTGGATGAACCGGTGCGCACCTTCTCCCGCATGGTGGTGGACGACACCCTTGAAAAGAACGTTTCGTTTCAGGGCAAGGCCGGGCTGCGGCCCCGGGTCATCCGCACGGCCGAAAGCCACTGCTGCAAGTGGTGCAGCGCGCTGGCCGGGACTTACGATTACCCGCATGTGCCGAAAGATGTTTACCGCCGCCACGAGCGCTGCCGCTGCCGGGTGGAGTACGACCCCGGCGAGGGACGGCGGCAGAACGTGTGGAATAAAACATGGACAGAGGAGCCGGAAGTTCTTCAGGCGCGCAGAGAGTTCACGGAAACGCCGCTTCCGAATAAAGTGCGCCTGCCCAAAGAAGATCCGCTGCAGAATGTCCTGCCGGAATATCTGCGGGCAGCCACGCCGGGCATTGGATCCATTACATATGACACCGGCTATGATATGGTGCGCCATGCCGATGAAGTAAAAACAGCACAATGGCTGCACGACCATCTGGGCGGCGACATTGTGCTGTTGAACGAGGCAAATAATTATAAGGCGATGACACCGGACTATATCTGGAATGGAAAGCTCTGGGATTTAAAAACAGCGTCCACCGAAAAATCCGCAAACAGTGCTGTCCGGCACGGGCTGAAACAAATTCAAGAGAATCCTGGTGGCATTATCTTGAACTATGGGCAGAACACGATTTCTGTTGATTTGTTGAAAGAAGTTCTTCGAAAAAGGCTGACTGCCAGCGCAACGCAAGACGTGGATATCCTTGTTATATGCAAAGATACATTGCTCACCGTTCAGCATTTTATTGCAAAAAAATAGAGGTGTCGAACCCCCACCATATAGCGGAGGCGCACCTCTATTTATTATATACCATATTTTCGATTTGCCGTCAATATCTAAGAAGGAGGAAGCCAGCCCACCATGCCGCGGACGCGAAAACAGGCAGCCGATGTGCGGCTGGGCCGTCAGACGCCTACCGCCGCTGTGGTGCTACCCTACACAAAGACCCTCGGGCAGGATGCTATCGACCTGTACAACACCACCGGCCGCACCGCCCAGCAATGGCAGGAGCTGCTCCTGTATGACATCCTTGCCCGCAACGAGGATGATCTGTGGGTGCACACCAAGTTCGGCTATGCCGTGCCCCGCCGCAACGGCAAAAACGAGATTGCTGCCATTCGGGAGCTGTACGGCCTGCAGCAGGGCGAGAGCATCCTGCACACCGCCCACCGCACCACAACCTCCCGGGCGGCATGGGAGCGTCTGTGCCATCTGCTGGACAAGGCGAAGATCCCGTACAAGTCCATCCAGGCGGTAGGCCGCGAGCACATCCAGCTGGAAGATGGCGAAGGCCGCATTGAGTTCCGCACCCGTTCTTCCAAGGGCGGTCTGGGCGAGGGCTTCGACCTGCTGGTGGTAGACGAAGCACAGGAATACACCGACGATCAGGCCAGTGCCCTGAAGTATGTTGTCACCGACAGCGAGAACCCGCAGACCCTGTTCTGCGGCACCCCGCCCACGCCGGTCTCCTCCGGCACGGTGTTCCTGAAAATGCGCAATGCTGCCCTGCGGGGCGACACCCAGAATACCGGCTGGGCCGAATGGAGCGTGGAGCAGCAGACCGACCCCCACGACGTGGAAGCGTGGTACCGCACGAACCCCAGTCTCGGCACCATCTTCACCGAGCGCAGCGTGGCAGATGAAATCGGCGATGACCCCATCGACTTCAACATCCAGCGTCTGGGCCTGTGGCTGCGCTACAATCTCAAATCGGCTATCAGCCGCGCCGAGTGGGATGAACTGAAAACAGATGTCCTGCCCAAGCTCACCGGAAAACTGTATGCCGGCATCAAGTTCAGCACCGACGGCACCAGCTGTGCGCTGGCCGTCGCGTGCCGCACCAAAGACAACACCATCTTCGTGGAAGCCATCGACTGCCGCCCCACCCGGGCGGGCAGTGGGTGGCTCCTCGATTTTTTATCAAAAGCCGACCTCGCCGCCGTGGCGGTGGACGGTGCCAGCGGGCAGCAGCTTTTGGCCGACGCCATGAAAGCCGCACACCTCAAGGCACCCGTCCTTCCAACAGTCAAGCAGGTCATCACGGCCAACGCTGCCTTTGAGCAGGCCCTTTTTGCAAAGACCCTGTGCCACGCCGGACAGCCCGGCCTTACACAGGCAGCTTCCAACTGCGAAAAGCGGGCCATCGGCTCCAACGGCGGCTTTGGCTACCGTTCCCTGACCGAGGGCGGCCACATCGAACTGCTGGACAGCGTCATCCTTGCCCACTGGCAATGCGCCGAGGGCAAGGCGAAGCGCCGCCAGCGCACCAGCTATTAACAGGCCACACGGGCCTGTTTTTGTTTGCCAGAACGAAAGGAGTTTTTCTATGGCAGAAGCATTTGAACCCATTACCACGCAGGAAGCATTCGACGCAGCGGTCGCAGACCGTCTCGCGCCCTATGCCGATTACGACGACCTGAAGGCGCAGAACGCAGATCTGAATGCCCGTATCCAGACCTACGAGACGGACGCCCTCAAGTCCCGCATCGCCCATGAGGTCGGTCTGCCGTTCGAGATGTCCTCGCGGCTGAACGGCTCCACCGAGGCCGACATCCGCAAGGACGCCCAGAGCCTGCTGAAGCTGCTCAAGCCCAAGAACCCGCCCGCACCGTCGCGTGGCGACCCGGACCCCAGCGGCGGCAGCAAGCGTGACGCCCTGCGCACCTTCACCAACCAGCTGATGAACAACGACTAAAGGAGAGTTTACAATGCCTGATATTCTGAGCAAAGGTTCCCTGTTTCCCGCCGAGCTGGTGCCCGGCTTCATCCAGAAGACCACCGGTGCATCCGCGCTGGCGAAGCTCTGCGGCGCAACGCCCATCCCGTTCAATGGCATGAAGGAGTTCACCTTCACGCTGGACAAGGAAGTGGACATCGTGGCCGAAAACGGTGCCAAGACCAAGGGCGGCGCGACCGTGGATTCCATCACCATTCTGCCGCTGAAGGTCGAGTACGGTGCCCGCGTGTCGGATGAATTCCTGTACGCTTCCGAGGAATACCAGATGAACGTTCTGGAGGCTTTCGCAGATGGCTTCGCCAAGAAGGTGGCAAAGGGTCTGGATCTGATGGCCCTTCACGGCGTCAATCCGCGCACCGGCACGGCATCTTCTGTCATCGGCGACAATCATTTCGACAAAAAGGTCACGCAGGCCGTGACCATTGCGGCCAGCGATAAGCCCGACACTAACGTGGAAGCTGCCATTGCTCTGGTGCAGGGTGCAGAGCGCGACGTGACCGGTATGATCCTGGCGCCCAGCTTCAAGAGTGCACTGGCGGCCCAGACCACCACCGACGGCGCAAAGCTGTATCCGCAGCTGGCATGGGGTGCCAATCCCGGCGAGGTGAACGGCCTGCATGTCGAATCCACCTCCAACCTGTCCTCCGGCTCCAGTCTGGACCGCGCACTGGTGGGCGATTTCGCCAACTGCTTCAAGTGGGGCTACGCCAAGGAGATCCCCATTGAGGTCATCCAGTACGGCAACCCCGACAACGACACCACGCTGGGTGACCTGAAGGGTCACAATCAGGTGTATCTGCGCGGCGAAGCCTACATCGGCTGGGGCATTCTGGATGCCGCCGCATTCGCTCACATCAAGGCCAGCGCCTAAGGAGGAATCATCATGCAGTATCGCAACAAAAAGACCGGCGCTGTGATCGAGACGCCCTGCCGCATTTCCGGCGGTGACTGGGAGCCGGTCAAGTCGTCCAAAACCGCCAAGGCCGATAAGGAGAAAGCGGAGGCCGCCGAATGACCTACGCCACACTGGAAGATCTGGCGGCGTTGTGGCGTCCCATGACCGCCGCCGAACAGGCCCGGGCATCTCCCTTGCTGGAGGTGGTCTCGGCCAGTTTGGATGTGGAAGCCCGCAAGGTGGGCAAAGACCTGCCCGCCCTTGTGGCTGCTGACCCGGCGCTGGCCCTCGTGGCCAAGAGCGTCACGGTGGACGTGGCGGCCCGCACCCTCATGACCAGCACGAATCAGGAGCCTATGACCCAGTTCACCCAGTCGGCAGGCGGGTATTCCGCTTCCGGCTCTTTTCTGGTGCCCGGCGGCGGCCTGTTCATCAAAAAATCGGAGCTGGCCCGGCTGGGCCTGCGCCGCCAGCGGATCGGAGTGATCGAACCTTATGCCGTGGATTAAGGGCATTCCTGTCACCTTGTACGAGAAGACCCAGACCGGTGAGGACCGCTTCCATGACCCCATCTACGCAGAAACGCCGGTCACGGTGGAGAATGTGCTGGTCACTCCGGCAGATGCTTCCGCTGTGACGACCGACCTGCAGCTGAACGGCCATCATCTCGCCTATGAGCTGTGCATCCCGAAAGGCGATGCCCATAACTGGGATGATGTTACCGTTGAATTTTTCGGCCAGAAATGGCGCACCTACGGCGGTGTACAGCAGTACATTGAGGAACTCGTGCCGCTGGACTGGAACAAGAAAGTGAAGGTCGAGCGCTATGGCTAAGGTCAAGATCGAGCTGAACAGCCCCGGCGTCCGCGCCCTGCTGCGCTCCCCGGAGATGCAGGCTGTGCTCAAAGACCGCGCCGACACCGTGAAAGACCGCTGCGGCGACGGGTATGAGGCCTATGTAGCCCAGACCCGCGCTGTGGCCGTGGTGGAGACCACCTCTGCAGCTGCCTACACCGATAACTCGGCCAACAACACGCTGCTGAAAGCCGTTTCTTCCAGCCGTTCCGGTGCGGTGGTGCATGAGCACAAGCGCCACCTGAAGGACGGCAGAGTGATCACCGTGAGGAGCTACCAGCGAAAGAAATGATCGAAGAAATCATCCTGAACTACCTGCGGAAAAATGCTTTTCCCTGTTACATGTCCATGCCGGAGAACCCCTCCGGCAATTTTTGTATCCTGGAAAAGACCGGCGACAGCCACGACGAAGGCGTTTACACAGCCACGCTGGCGGTGCAGTCCTACGGCCGCAGCGACTTTTCTGCCGCCCAGCTGAGCCATTTTGTGGTGCAGGCCATGCAGGCTGCCGACACGCTGCCCGAGGTCGTCTCCTGCAACCTTGTCACTGAGTACAATTTCCCGGATGCCACACGCAAACGGCCCCGCTATCAGGCCGTTTTTTCTGTTACACATTACTGACGAAAGGAAGCATTTCTATGGATGCAAAGAACGTAACTGCTGCAAAGCCCAAGGTCGGCGGCGCGGTCTGGCGTGCCCCGCTGGGCACCCCGCTGCCCACGGACGCAAAGTCTGAGCTGGACAAAGCCTTCCAGTCGCTGGGCTACATTTCCAGCGACGGCCTGACCAACTCGAACTCGCCCTCCAGCGAGAACACCACCGCCTGGGGCGGTGACACCGTGCTGACCCAGCAGACCGAAAAGCCTGACACCTTCGCTTACACCCTGCTGGAAGCGTTGAGCACGGCTGTGCTGAAGTCCGTGTACGGCGACGACAACGTCACCGGCACACTGGAGGCCGGCATCACGGTCAAAGCGAACTCCTCCGAGCAGAAGGACTGCTCCTGGGTCGTGGAGATGGTCATGAAGAACGGCGCGCTCAAGCGCATCGTCATCCCGGACGCCGCCGTCACCGCGGTGGGCGACATTACCTACTCCAACGGTGCGGTGGGCTACAACACCACCATCACCGCCGTACCGGACGACAAGGGCAACACCCACTACGAGTACATCATCGCGGCAGAAGCAGCTCAGTCTGCCAGCGGCAGCAAGGCCGTGACCCAGTCCGTCAAGAACACCGCAAGTAACAAGGAGGCACAGGCATGATCACTGCAAAAACGAACGATGGCTTTGAAATCGAGCTGGACGAGAATTTCCTGGACGACGCGGAAATGATCGAAGCTATGACCAGGCTGGGCAAGGACCCCTCGGCCTTTTTTGTCCTGCGCGACCGGATGCTGACGCCGGAGAACAAGGCGCGCCTGTACGACCACCTGCGCAATGAGAAGGGCATTGTCCCCATGAGTGCCCTCGACAAGGCGCTGAATGAGCTGCTCACCAGCTTCAAGGCCGGAAAAAACTCTGCATCCTCGCCGAACTGATCGCGTCGGACGAGGATGCCCTCATCTGCGATTTTGCGCAGTATTACCATGTGCTGAGCTGGCGCAGCCTGCCGCTGCGTCTGGCGGCCACCCTGGCCGCCGGTCTGCCGGAGGACAGCCGCAGCCTGATGCGGGTGCATGGCCGGACCGTGCCCTTTTCCACGGAGCTGCAGGCTTATGCTGCGGACCGCCTGACCCAGGTGGTCTGGTGGCTGCACAGCGATGCATCGAAGCCGCCCTCTGTGGTGGCCGACCTGATGGGCATTTCCGCCGGAGACGACGGCAATGTGCAGAGCTACGACAGCCCGGAAGCATTTGATGCCGCTCTTGCGGCCCTGAAAGGAGGTGGTTGACAATGTCGGAAGGCATTGAAATGGCGAAAGCCTATGTGCAGATCGTGCCCTCGGCGCAGGGCATCCGTGCTGCGCTGACCGACGTTTTCGGCGAGGAGACCGACGGCCTGGGCGAAAAGACCGGCCAGAGCATCGGTGCCCAGCTGGTGGGCACGATCAAAAAGGTCGTGGCTGCGGCAGGCATCGGCAAGCTCATCTCGGAATCCCTCAACCTGGGCGGTGCACTGCAGCAGAGTATCGGCGGAATCGAAACACTGTTTGGCGCAGGCGGCCGCAGCATCGAAGAATACGCCCAGTCTGTGGGCAAGTCTGTGGACGAGGTCAAGGATGAATATGCATCCCTGATGCAGTCCCAGCAGATCGTGTTCGACAACGCCAAACAGGCCTACAAGACCGTGGGCCTGTCCGCCAACGATTACATGGAGCAGACCACCAGCTTTGCAGCCAGCCTGCTGTCCAGCGTAAGCCACGACACCAATGCTGCAGCCCAGCTGGCCAACATGGCCATGGTGGACATGGCTGATAATGCCAATAAGATGGGCACGGATATGCAGGATATCCAGAACGCCTATCAGGGCTTTGCAAAGCAGAACTATACCATGCTGGACAACCTGAAGCTGGGCTACGGCGGCACGCAGGCTGAAATGCAGCGCCTGCTGAAGGACGCAGAGAAGATCTCCGGCGTCAAGTACGACCTGGGCAACCTGGCCGACATGTACAGCGCCATCCACGTCATCCAACAGGAGATGGACATCACCGGCACCACAGCCAAGGAGGCGTCCACCACCCTGACCGGCAGCTTTGCTTCCATGAAAGCCGCGGCTGAAAACGTGCTGGCAGCGTGGTCCACCGGTGCGGACCTGACAGAGCCGCTGCAGGCGCTGGCCGACACGGCGCAGACCTTTCTGGAGGGTAACCTGCTGCCCATGATCGGCAATATGCTGCAGGGCATCCCGCAGCTGGTGTATACGCTGGTCCCGACGATCTTGCAGTCCGGCACCGATCTGCTCAACTCGCTGGCCGAGGGCTTTGCGCAGGGCATCCCGGATTTTCTGTCCAATGCCCTGCCGCAACTGCTCTCTTTCACTGAGGAGCTGCGCGCCAACGCGGGCGAATTCGTGAATGCGGGCCTGAACATGATCACCCAGCTTGTGAACGGCCTGATCGCGGGCCTACCGGACCTGATCGCCTATGTGCCCGATATCATCATCAACATCTGCGGCATCATCAACGACAACATGCCGAAGATCCTTGCGCAGGGCGTCTCGCTCATCGTGCAGCTGGTGGTTGGCATCGGCAAGGCGGTGCCCGACCTGCTGGCAAACTGGAAGAAGATTTTACAGGCGGTGCTCTCGGTCATTTCGGCCGTCAACTGGCTGAACATCGGCAAGAGCCTGCTCACCCACATCGCAAGTGGTGTCAAGAGCATGGGCTCCAGCCTGCTGGCGGCCTTCAAGGGTGGCTTTTCCAGCGCCCTGAAGTGGCTGTGGGAGCTGCCCGGAAAGTTGTTCCAGCTGGCAAAAACCGCGATCCAGAACTTCATCAACGGTCTGACCGGTGCCGGGTCGGTGGCCACTGCTGTCACGGCAGGTCTCGACCTGGCCGAGACCGCCAGCGGCGATGATTCCGGCCTGAATGACTGGATCGGCGCGAACTCCGACCTCGCCGACAGTGCCCAGGATATGGCGGATATCGCTATCCCGGCCTACACCAAATCCGGCGACGCGGCGGCCGCATCCAGCAAGAAGACCAAGACAGCCGCGCAGAAGGCAGCGTCGGCGGTCGAGTCCTACTCTGACACCGTGACCGAAATGCTGGGCAAGGTCACCCGCACCACCCAGACCACGAACGAACTCCTCTCCGACGGCACGCGTCAGCAGAAAAAAGTCATCACCGAGACCAGCCGCCAGATGGTGAATGGCCTCCTGAAGGACATCAAGACGGTGACGACCATCGGCGCGGACGGCAAGAAGACCATCCAGCAGACCATGGAGACCGTCCGCGAGACGGCCCTCTCGGTCACTTCGACCTTTGATGCTGTGGTGGACGGCATCCAGACCAACACCAAAACTGTCACCGAGACGCTCACCGACGGAACGACCCAGCAAAAGCAGGTCATCACCGAGACGCAGACCGAGGTGCTGAACGGGATGCTCGTGACGGTGGAGCGCGCCAGGACCATTGCCGCCGACGGCACCGAATCCGTTGCTGAGACCATCAAACGGGCCAGTGCTGACAGCTTTTCCGGCCTGACGAAGGGCTGGCAGGAAGAAGCCGAGAAGGGTGTGCTGGGCACCTTCGACACGCTGGTGACAGCGGTGAAGAAGCAGGACTGGCAGTCCGTCGGCAAGTGGGTGCTGTCCACCCTGTACAACGGCCTTGCACCGGAGACCAAGCAGCTCATCGACGACACCGGCAAGGCCCTCATCCGGCAGGTGAACGGCGTGCTGAAACAGGGCGTCAGCCAGCTGGCAAACGGTGCCTGGAAGCTGGGCGGCCAGATCTGCGACGGTCTGACCAGCGGCCTCGGTGACGTCATCAGTCGCTTCTCCGGCCTGGGCGGCACCTTGACTGATATCTTCTCCGGCCTGAAGGCTCCGCTCACCGCGGCAGCCACGGCCATCAGCAAGGGCCTGCGGGGCGGGCTGCTCTCCAGCTTTCCTTCTATCCTTGCATCGCTGGGAAGTCTGATCGGCTCCATCGGCTCTGCCTTTGTTGGCATGCTGCAGGCCATCGGTGCGGCACTGTTCCCGACGGGCTTCGGTGCCCCGCAGGCGATTTTGATGATCGCGGCCGGTGTGGCTCTGGCGGCCACCATTGCGGCCATCGTGGCCAGTATCGGCGGCTCCTTTAAAAAGAGCGCCATCAGCACCGGCTCGTCCGGCACCGCAGGCAGCACCGTCACCGGCGCGTCCTCCTCTCTGTGGGACTACGAAAAGACCGCGCCGCTGCCCCAGCGCACCCAGCGGCCCAACATCGAAGTGAACCAGTATATCTACAGCAAAGCGCAGACGGCCGCCGACCTGATGCGTGAAGCGCAGTATGAGCAGGAAAGGGCGGTGCTGCAGGGTGTTTGATGCCGTTTTTACCACCAGTGACGGCCAGAGCTTCGCCTTTGGCTATGCTGCCGGTGTGCTCTGGAGCTGTGACCCGCTGGGCGACCTGCCCGTGGATCTGGAGACCAGCCAGGGCTACCAGCAGGTGGGCGCGACAGTGGAGAGCCGGAGCATTTCCGGCGTCACCCGCACCATCACCGGCCGCATCCTGCGCAACGCCGATTACTGCAAGCGTCAGCTGCGGGACATCTTTGCACCATCCGTCACCGGGCGGCTCACCGTGGCCGGGAAGTATTACTGCGACGCCGAGGTGCAGCGCTGCCCGGCCATCAGTGCTGCGCTGCGCTGGCCGACGTTCGGTTTTCAGCTGTACTGCCCGAACCCCTACTGGCACAGTGTAACCGAAACGCTGGCCGCGACCATTAAGGTGACGCCCGTGTTCCGGCTGCCTGCGTGCTACACCTCGCACCAGTACGGCATCCGGGAGCAGGCCAGCTACATCCGCATCCTCAACGATGGTCTGGACACCCAGAACTGGAAGCTCTCGCTGACCGCCCGCGGCGATGTGGTCAACCCCGGTGTCATCAACCCGGAAACGGGCGAATCTCTGCGCTTCGTCACGACCCTGCAGGACGGCGACGAGCTGCAGGTCTACCGGGAAAACGGCCAGCTCCGGGTGGAGCAGGTCATCGACGGCAAAAACTACGACGTCTTTGCCGTGCTGGACGAGAGCAGCGACCTCTGGACCGTATATCACGGGGCGCAAGCATGGCAGCGCACGGCGGATTCCGGTGACAGCTGGCTGTTTCTGTCGCTGACCATGCACGCGGCATTCACTACGATCATCACGGAGGAAACCCATGGCTGATATTACATCCGCCCTGACAGTATCCGGGCACAAAAGCATCTGCGTTTACAATGCCCAGCTGCAGCCGCTGGGGCGCATCGAGAGCTGGGTGTCTCTGGTGTGGCCGGAGCGCTATAACGTCTACAGCAATGTGCAGGGGGCCCAGCTGGAGCTCCACGACACCACCGCCCTGCAGGCGCTTTGCCGCCCGGACCGGTATCTCTGGCTCATCGGCAGTGACCGGCTCATGCGCATCGTATCTGCCCAGAAGGCCGACCACAAACTGGTCATCTCCACAAAGGATGCCGCCTGCATCCTCGACGAGCGGATCAGCACGGGAACGCTGAGCAGCTTTGCCGTGGAGAACACGCTGCGTGGTCTGGTGTCCGGGACCGCATGGCCCTGTCTGGAACTGGGCGACGCTGCAGGCCTGACCGACACCTACACCGGCGAAGTCAAGCCCGGCAGCCTGCTCTCCATCGCCGAGCAGGTGTGTCAGGAGCTGGACATCGGCTTCCGGGTGCGGTTCGACCAGCCGCAGAAAAAGCTGCTGTTTGAGCTGTACCGGCCCAAACTGGACCCCAACGCCCGGTATGCGCCGCAGTACGGCAACCTGACCGACCTGACCTACACCGAGAGCATCACGGACTACAAAAACATCTGTACGGTCGTGGGCGCAGACGGAACAGTGACCGTCGGGGCTACCGGCAACACCGGCGCGGCCCGGCGGGAGATGCTGCTGGACGCCTCCAGCAAGAAAAAAGAGGACAGCCAGTCCCAGGCGGATTACCTGGCAGCCCTGCGCACGCTGGGCGAGCAGGAGCTGGCAAAACACCAGCGGCTGGAAAACTTCCGCTTTACCCCCACCGGCCCCGTTACCGTGGGCAAAGTGGTGGCGGCCAGCCTGCCCGGCACGGATATCCAGGCGGCGGCCCGCATCACGGCAGTCACCCTGCAATCTCAGAAAGGCGAGAACTCGGTTACCACCGAGATCGGCACGCCCATCCTCAGGAGGAAAAACACATGAGCATCATTACCTATCCGCTGGACGGTGTGACCTACAGCGCCGAAGATGTGGCCACCTACCTGTGCACCCGCACATCCGGTGTCTACGCGAAGAACAGCAATTTCGCTGCCAGCATCACCGGAACCCGGCAGGTCACCATTGCGCCGGGCCTTGCCTGGATGAACTACGACGACTTCAAGGGCGTGTCCGTCTGTAGCCGGGAAGACACGGTGCTGACTGTACCCGATGCCGACAACACCCTCAACCGGGTGGACCGGGTAGTGCTGCAGTTCGACACGGCATCCAACCTCACCGCCATCCGGCTCAAGACCGGCACGCCTGCCGTGGCTGCCCAGCCGCCCGACATTCTGCAGAACCACAACCAGTATGAGCTGGGCCTGTGCACGATCTCTGTACCCGCAGGCAGCGCCGCTATTTCAGCCGCCGACGTCACCGACACCCGCGCGGACGAGACCGTCTGCGGCGTCATGCGGGACGGAGTGACCGGCATCCCCACCCAGCAGCTGCTGGCTGAGGCGCGTGCCCGCATCGGCCAGCTGGAGGAGACCGCCAGCACCAGCGCAGCAGCGGCGGACAAGTCCGCCAAGGCCGCAGCTGCCAGCCAGAGTGCTGCAGCAGGTAGCGCGTCTACTGCCAATACAAATGCCGCTGCGGCTGCGTCCAGTGCGTCCACCGCCCAGTCTGCAGCCAGTACCGCTACTAAGCAGGCCACCACGGCAACTGAGCAGGCCACCGCCGCCGCGTCCAGCGCGTCCGCAGCGAAGACCAGCGAAAGCAACGCCAAGACGTCTGAGACGGCAGCAGCGGACCACCTGCAGGCTACAAAAGAGTATTTCGAGCAGGTGCGCACCATCACCATTGGTGCACAGGGCTGGTATGCTACGCCGGAAGCCCTGAAAGCCGCCGTCCCTGTGGGCGAAAACGGCTGGTGGGCGGTCGTGGGTACTACAGACACAATCTGGACGTGGGACAGCGACACCGGCGCATGGAAGGATAGCGTGCAGAAAGCGGACATGTCAGACTTTTACACGCAGGCACAGGTGGACGCACTGCTGAAGGAGCAGCAGCTGAAAGACCATCCCGTTGGAAGCGCATTTTTCACCATTTCGGACGACGACCCGGCACAACTTTTTGGCGGCACATGGATGAAAGTTGCAAGCGACCGAGCAATTATGGGCGCCAGCACCACCCACCCGGCAGGCACCACCGTGGAAGCTGGCTTGCCGAATATCCGCGGTACATTCGCTGGTATCGCAAGATGGAATCTTGGAGATAATCCCGCCTCTGGTGCATTCACTGGTATAGCTAAGCAAGGGCCTGAAGGGCTCTATGCTGGCAATGGCATGGCCTATAAATTCAATGCCGCAAATTACAACGGCATATATGGTGCGTCTGATACCGTTCAACCACCTGCGTATTATTTCAATATTTGGATTCGTGTTACTTGATCATGACAATCGAATCCAAACGTTCATATAGTACGCTGGGGGCTGTACGGTATTGCTGCGGCCGTAGACGGCGCTGGAACGGGAAGCGTCGATGGCAATGTCGCGGGTATGCGCGCCCCAGTTGCCGGTCAGAGCACCGTTTCGTATGGATGCGCCGGGGAAGACGCAGCCAGAGTAGACTGCTGCCGTGTCACTGACCAGGCCGTGGAGGTCTTCGTAGCCGATTTGTCCGGTAATGTTGGGCAGACCCGCTTCGACGGTGCTGCCTGCGGCATGGGTGGTGCTGGCTCAAAGCACAAAGTATAAAAACAGACCGCCCGAAAGCGGTCTGAATAGAAAGGACTGATTATATGAGCAAAACCATCATGGACGTATCCCGGCATCAGGGCACTATCGACTGGGCAAAGGTCAAGGCGTCCGGCAAAATCGACGGCGTTATGCTGCGGGCCATGGGCAACAGCGCAGAGGGCAAGCCCAGCAAGCCGTACACCGACCCGCAGTTTGCCCGCAACTATGCCGAGTGCAAACGGCTGGGCATCCCCTGCGGCGTGTATGGCTATTTCAAGGCCACCAACAAAGCACAGGCCGACAAGGAGCTGGCCATGCTGCGCAAGCTATTGGCGGGCAAGACGCTGCAGCTGCCCGTGGCCGTGGACATTGAGGACAAGGTGCAGCAGACCCTCAGCAAGTCCGCGCTGACCGACATTGCCGCCCACTGCCTGAGCACGGTGGAAAGTTGGGGCGTGTATGCCCTGCTGTACACCGGCCTGTGGTTCGGCCAGACATATCTCTACATGGGCGGTGCCGCCCTGAAGGCTTATGATGTCTGGCTGGCGAGATATCCCAAAGACCAGAGCAAGACCAAGCCCGAGGATAAGCCCAAAACGGCGTTTACATTCGGGATGTGGCAGTATACCAGTACGGCGCACATTCCGGGCGTTGTAGATGCTACCCCGGGCAAGGTCACCAACGTGGATTTATCCCACGCTTACAAGGACTATGCCACCATCATCCAGCGCGCCAGGCTGGGCGCGGTGAGGAGGTGAGAGCATGAGTAAGGTTATTTTTATCAGCCAGCCGATGGGCGGTCGCTCTGATGACGAGATCAATGCAGAGCGTCGCAGAGTGATCGAGATTGCCCGGCAGCAGTTCGGCGAGGTCGATGTGCTGGAGACTTTCTTCAGCAATTTCGGCCCTGCTGCAAAGCCGCTGGACTATCTGGCCCGGAGCATTGAGTTCCTGGCAAAGGCCGACGTGGCGATTTTTGCGCCGGGCTGGCAGGATGCCCGCGGATGCCGCATCGAGCACCAGTGCGCTCTGGAGTACGGCATCCTTGTGATGGAGGTGTGAGAACGTGAAAGATTATTTCTGCATGGCCGTGGGTGCGTTAGGCGCTGCGTTTGCCAGCCTGTTCGGCGGGTGGGACGCAGCGCTGCAGACGCTCATCATCTTTATGGCTATCGACTACATCACCGGTCTTGTGGTCGCGGGCGTTTTCCACAAAAGCCCCAAGACCAAAAGCGGCACGCTGGAAAGCCGGGCAGGCTGGAAGGGTCTGTGCCGCAAGGGCGAAACGCTGCTGATCGTGCTGGTGGCCTGCCGACTGGATGCCGTGATGGGCTCCACCTTTGTGCGGGATGCCGTTGTGATCGGCTTTATCTGCAATGAGACCATTTCCATCATCGAAAACGCGGGCTTGATGGGCCTGCCCATCCCGGCAGCCATCACCAAGGCCGTGGACATTTTAAAGCAGCGCTCGGAAACCGAGCAGAAAGGATAACAACTTATGAATGAATTCCTGAAAGTCGCTCTCACTGCCTGCATTCCCGCAATGACCGTTATCTTTGGCTGGGGCCTGAACAAGGGTGTCAGCATTGCCAACGGTTACATCAACAACAAGTTCGCACAGAACTGTCTCCAGAATGCCGCCAATGCGGTGTTCAACGCCGTCCAGTACGTCAACCAGACCTACGTTGATGCCCTGAAGGAACAGGACAAGTTCGATGCGGATGCCCAGCGCATTGCCTACAGTCGCGCACTGGCCGCAGCGAAGAAGGCTCTGACGCAGGAGACTATCGCCTTCATCAAGGAGACCTTTGGCGACCTCGACAGCTACCTGAAACCGATGATCGAAGCGCAGGTCCGCAGCCAGAAGACCTATATGTGACGTTTCTGTAACATCAACAAAATCATAGTATAGCAACAGCCCCGGTGAGCCTGATGGTTCCTCGGGGCTGTTTTGTTTGCAAGGCACTCACGCACTTACTCACGCACTTTTACATCTTACGAATGAGTGTTGATTTATAAAATGATATTAGTCAAAAGAAAATTGCCGTAGTTTTAAGGTTTTTTCGCTATCGTATTGCTCGTGAAATCATAGATGATGGTTCGACTCCCATCGCCTCCACCAACCGCAACGCGGTAGAACCCGCAGAATTCGACGAAGACTCGCCGGATTCTGCGGGATTTTTGTTTTTAGAGGAGTCGGAGAACGGTACAAAAATGTGGTCGGCGTCGTCGGTGCCGGAGGTGCAGAAGTTGAAGCAGACGGTAGCCCACGCTTCACAACGCAACAGTCCCCCACGGCCTTACCGACCGCGGGGGACTGCTTTTATCTTTTACATTAAAACAGAGCGCACAAACAAAACGAGGGCCGACCCTGCACATAACAGGATCGGCCCTCGCGGTTTAACTCACCAGAAAATCTTAGTAGGTGATGCCCTGTGCCATCATGGCGGTAGCAACCTTCAGGAAGCCAGCGCAGTTTGCACCGACCATCAGGTTGCCCTCGGAACCGGCAGCCACAGATGCGTCATAGGAAGCGTGGAAGATGCCCTCCATGATGCCCTTCAGCTTGGCATCCACTTCCT